CGGCGCCAAAAGAGATCCATCTCGAGAAAAACAAAGACAGTGGAATGCGTACAAAACGGGGAGCTCACATGGGACTCAGCCTGGCGTGGGCAGTACTCACGATCGTCAACGGATTCATTGCAAGCAAGACGCACCAAACCTACCTTCAGAGATCCGAGCAATACGCTGGACTTGGAGGAAAGGAGAACGTACGGAAGGTCGAACTGGCCGGTCAACATCGGACGAGGGCAAAAGCCCTCAACCGACCCGGTCCAACCCACCATACACCCTCCCAACCCACAAGCCCAGCCGTCGAACAGCCAGGACCTCCTCCGGAAGGAATGGAACACGCATGGAAAAGGCACACCCAAGTCAATGGGGACGACTTCTTGGGACTTCTCACCAGAGGGGAGATCAAGTTCCGGGCCAAACTGGTCCATCTTCTTGGTCTCAAACCCAATCCGGGAAAGTCCTTCGTCTCCACCTCTCGGGGTGTCTTCTCCGAGCGTCTCTTCACCTGCAAATCCATCCGTGGACACGGTACCAAGAAAGATCGAGTCGTTGGCAAAGATCACCTGGGTGCGACAATGGCCGAACTGGTCGGGTTTTCCGATCAGTGGGTCAGGGTCAAATCCCAGGCGCGACTCGAAACTCTCAGCACCACGTACTACCGCCCAATCACCCCCCTCCAACGTTCAGTTGTCGTCGATTCGATTCTGGAGCTCAACCAGTGGCTCAATCGGCCCCACTACCTGCCAACCCAAATGGGTGGAACAGGCATTCCATGGGCCAAACCCGGCTACAAGTTCAAAGCCGTACTCGCCAGATTCCTTGTCCAAGGGAACCGATTTCCAAAACCCCACTGGGAGAAGGCCACGGGCCCTCTCGCAAGTGTGCGGAAGGAAATCGAACCCAAAATTGGACAGGGCGCGTACAAGCTTGGAGACCTTGCTGCCGACCTTTCAACTCGCAGGGACATCGTCCACAAGCTGGAAGGCAAGCCACCAATTACCAAAGCATCCAAGGTACCACTCCCCCGGGTCCAAAAGTGGCTCAAGGCCACTTACGAAAAATTCGGACCCGGGTCAACCAGAGCTTCCCACATCGAACCACAAGACATCTTCCCGCTCCAACACTTCAAAGGCACGTCATCCAAACAGAAGCAGTATGCACTCAAGGTTCTTCTTGGCAAATCACCTGCCGTACTCGCGCGGCTGGCCCGCTCTTCCTTCCGGAAGCAGCGGTCAGCGGCAATTCCTCATACCCTCGCAAGGGAGGTATACAACGGAACAGGACCTCTCGTCCTATCAGATATACTTGGCAAGCAGATTCAACCCAGAACCCTGTACCCAGGGAAATCCAAGACCCACAAGCGGAAAACGCCTTCACTTGTCTTCAGTCCCGACGAGGAGAAGAAGGAAGCGGAACAACCGACCCCACTCCAGCGCGGCCATGCCTTTCGGCAAACGGCTTTGCGAGAAGGGTCAGATGGACCACGACCAACCTCTCCACCGGAACTCTCCGACAACACTGCGTTCCCACCTGTGGGGATCTCGGGTTCCTAGGAACAG